TGTTGTATAGTGTATTTATAGCTTTATGTCAAAATTAAGCCAAAAAAATAGCACGGCCTTTTGAGGGGCCGTGCTATATTATAAACTACATTGAGTTCTTTTTTTCCTGAATTTCAGCACGTCTTGCCTTAGTAAGTTTACCAAGTTCACCTAGTGCTTTTCTTGCTCTTGCCGCGGCCGCTTTAACACCCTTAGTTTCGAAAGACTCGCTTTCAGCTAAGTATGATTCCATTGCCGCTTTAATCGCTTCGTGATGTTGTGACATAATTATCTCCTATTGTGTTTAACACGCTTTTATTTACTATCATAGCATTTAAGGCGTGTTAAATGTGGTTTAGAATTTATATTTCACAGATCCCAGGATTGATGTTGTATCAGCATAATCTGCACCAGTGATAGTTGATGTTCCACTCTTATCGTGTAGATATAAACCAATCTCTAATCCATCTTGCTTATCAGCACGTTTGCCAGCGTCATAGTTAGCATACACGTTATGAACAACACCGTAATAGTTACCATCGTAACCTAAGTCATCATTCATAGTTCTATGAGCAGTAACATAAGTTGCTGGAGTAACATTATACATTACACCCATATCAATTCTGTCATCACTTGCAAGACCTGTGTCTTTGTCGTCCCACAACTCAACACCCCATTGCATTGGGATATCCCATCTACGAAGTGTTCCGCCAATAGCGTATCCTTCTTGACGAGTGTCTGTTGTGTAACTTGCTGAACCTGCCGCAGTTGTGTCAATGATCATGTATGATACATCAGCTAAACCTAATAAGCTAACTGTTGCACTTGCATACAATGAGTCTTCGTTGTTATCGTAACCAACAACTACACCCCATGGCTTTTCTCTTTTAAGTCTGTACGCATCAAATTCGAATTCAGTTTCTTTTTCAAATCCGCCTAATACTAAAACAGTCTTTTCATTGTGATCCAACCTACTACTTGATTCAGTAATGATAATTGGTGCTCCAATCTTTGATGTTTTTGCAAAGCCAATGCGTTGTGCATCAGTTTCACCAACATAGATTGTTGCGAAGTCATTACCAAAACCTAATTGCTTTTCAACAATAGTATTGTCAAGAGTACTATCTAATGCATAATCACTATCATACGTCATAGTTGCACCAACCCAGTTAAGGTTAAGCATGTTCTTGTCAATATCTAAGTCTTGGCTAATACCAACTTGCAATTCAGCACGTGAGTCCCAACCAGAGTCATAAGTTTTATCGTCATATATACCCTCAATTTCACCATTGACATAAAGTCCAGCTGGTAAATTTGGCATACTACTTTCAAGGGCCTGTACTCTACTTTCGAGACCTGCATCGTCAGCCAAGGTTCCTGTCGCAAGAGTTGCGAACAAGACGGCTAACACCATCGTTACTTTTTTCATTTTATTTTATTATATCCTTATCTATATTATAACATAAAAAGACTCCGGGAGAGTCTTCGAGCTTATTTATGCTATCTTTGAGTGCATTTATCTTTAAAGTGGTTTAACTAGTAGCATATCCATTAGCTTTTAAGGTCTGTTGTGCCCATGGATATTTTGGTAGGCCAGTTCTACTTCCATTGGAACCCCAAGCCACTTTTGCACCTCTAATATCAATGTGCGTAAATGTATTGTATATGCCAATTGCAGTAAACCCTGCGTCAATAGCCGCTTGAATGAACTTTTGACGTTGTGCTGTTGTTAGTCCTGTCTGAACAATGTCGACAGCATTTCCTAACATGTGTTGACTTTTCTTAGATCCACCAACTCTTGAATTGTATTCTGGACTTCTATATCCACTAGTACAAACTAATTGGAAACCCATCTCTCTAGATATTCTTTCTAAGCCTGTTACAACTTGTGGTTTCACTCTACTGTCAACGTGTGGTAACCATTTAATAAATTGTCCATCTGCATTTGATGGTTGTTTACTTGGAACTTCTTCAACTAACTCTCCATCTGACGATGAACTTGCTGGAGCCGGTTGTGGTCCTGCTGTATTTGTTACTCCGGATTCTCCACCTGTAAGTACAGGACTTTCATTACCACGTCTAGCAGTTGGAATACCACCATCGCCATATTCTACTGCTTCTGTTGTATCTGGATCAACTCCGTTATCTCTTTCAATCTTACGACCAATAATAATGTCTGCGGCTTCTACTGGATCAAGTGTAACCTTTTCAAAGCCCATTGCTTGTGCAACTACGTTACCTATTGCGTTCGCTTGTTCTTCTGCTGTTGCTTGTGGATCACCTGCTACGTCTGTACTACCTGTAACAATAACTGCCTTGTAAGGAGCGTCTGTATCAATTACATCACCAATCCTTGCTGTAAGTAACTCATTAGTAATGTCTATTGTTGATCCTGTTATAATTTTACCTATATGCCCACAGTCAGTTTCAACTAGGTCTCCTAGTCTTGCTGTAGGAATGTTGTTAGTAAACACGTTCGGACTACCTGTTATAATAGTACCACCAATGTCTAAAGGTGGATGACTAGGATGATAACAAGTACCTTGTGTCCTGTCGCCAATTCTTGCTATTGGTTGTCCCATCTATGCTGACCCTGTTGGAAATTGTGAATCTAGTTGTGCTTGTGTACCGTATATTCTGTACAGTTTTAAACCTTCGCTCATGTAATCATACATAACATCTTTGTACGGAAGTTTCTTATTAACATTAAAGTTAACAATGCCACCACCGCTTTGTATCTGTAATGACTTCGCAGGCTTGTTACTTGGTTCAGCTGACTTAGGTTCTGCTGATGCAGGAACATCACCAAGTAATACTTTAGCGTTATGAATCTTTGCTTCTAGTTCTCCTAATGATGCAAGTTCAGATATCTTTCTTGTATCTAAACCAGCAAAGCTAGTAAACAAATTACCTATCTTAGAACTTGCACTTGCTGTTGATTGTTTAGCTAGTTCTAATTTGTTAGCTGTAGCATTTTTAATTGAATCTGGTATAAGTCCACCTAGATCAGATGGTATTACAGGTAAGTCTGCCGCAGGATCAGGAATGCCAAAGTCGGGTAACGATGCTTCTGGTAGGTCAGGAAATCGTTCAGCAATCATTGAAGGATCACCAAACACTTCTGTTTCTACACCATTTATAACTTTGATTTCACTATTCAACTTAGTATTAACATTAAAGTTAACAAGTTGACTGTTAGCTTTTAATTGAACTTTAGGTATAGCACTCATTATACTGCTACCAATATTGATTCAGGAAATGCTTTGTCTAGTTGTTCTGTTGTAGCATATACTCTTGTTAGCTTACCTTGGTGCATAACATCTCTGAAAGGTTTCTTCTTGTCAATATTCCAGTTAACAATACTACCATTTGATTGTATAGTTCTTGTTTGTGCCGGAACATCGCTTTTCATTTTCTCTTTAATCTCACCTGCTTGTCCACTAGGTGTAAACTTTGTATTTTGTAGTGCAGTTGTTATTCCTTTACAGTTACCTGTTTTAACTGCGGCAACCATTGCACTTAGTTCACCTTGACATGCACCAATGTTTTCTGACACTACTGCACACGCATCGTTAATCTCTTGTCCAACGTCTGGTGCTTCATCACCTAGTACTTCATTTAAGTCGTTCATTGTCTCAGACACACCATTAATATAATTGTCTAAGGCAGTTTCTAATTCTTCTCTTGCTACTGTGTACAGTTGCGGATCCGGAGTATCATCGTCAAGTTCTATTGCTTCTAAACGTTCGATAAGAGCATTAACTTCTTCTGTCTTAGCTGTTGCATCTGTAATGTTAGTATTGATTTCAGAAATCTTTTCAGTTGCCTCACCTGCCACGTCCATAGACTCTGTTAGTAACTCGTTAATTTTTTCTTCTGTTTCGGAGGCTGATATAGCTGTTTCAACATCAGGTGCTAATGAACCAATACTACCCATAACTGCACAGGCATCTGTTGCAGTTGCCATTGTAGCATCACAGGCAGTTTCAAGTTTAACTGCTTTAGCATCTACAGTATCATCAACATACTTAGGTGTTCCACCTGCAAACTTTTTATCAAGAGCGGCTTGTGGGCCATGTACCCTTGTTTCTTTTCCTAAATATGTAACAATAATAAATGGTGTACCTTCTTTTTCAACATTAAAGTTAACAATACTACCATTGTCTTGAATACGTCTATAAATCATTTCTGGCATATTAATACTCCTCTTACAAAGTATTTATCTGCTATTTAATGATGTCAGCTAATCCTGCAGGTGCTTTGATGATTGGTGATGTTTGTTTTTCGTATGCTTCAGCAAACTGTTTTGCAGTAGGTACACATAAAGAAATAGCAGTATGCTTAACAGTATAGCTTCTGTTTACTTCTGCTGTAAACAAGAACTGTTGTAAGCCAATACCTTTTTCACTAGCAACTAGTGTTAGTGGATAATGAAGTTGGATTTGTTTATCATCTTCTTTTTCAAACCTACCTACAAGCTCTTCGCCTGACATAAGTTTAATAGTAACAATATCGCCTTTTTTGTAAGGTGCTTCAATTAACATATATTATTCTCCAGTTTCTAAGTGTTTTTCTAATTCGTGATAACCACCCATATACTTACCCTTGAAAATAATTTGCGGAGCAGTTCGTGGCATTGGAAGATTATTAACTTTGAATTCTTCCATCAACTGTTCAACTGGAATGTCTTTACCAATAATCATTTCGATAAAGTCTACGCCTTTACTTTTTAATAGATGTTTTGCTTTTACACAATAGCTACAATTTGGTTTTGAATATACTACTGTGGTGTTGTTGTCTGCCTTTTGCATTATAGTTTAAATCCTTTTAGACTGTCTGTTGACACGTCTTGTTTAATCCCACCGATGATATAACTTTCAACTTCTGTCTCTTGAGGTGCAACTTGCAAGCCTGAGCTAGATAGCCAATGTTGTGTCCACGGTAGCGGGTTTTGGGTTGATGATGCATCAAAGATAGTTGAGTATCCTAATGCTTTAAGCCTACGGTTGGCAATGTACTCTACGTAATCGCCTAACAGTCTTTCGTTCAGACCAATAATTGATCCGTCTTTCATTAAATGTTTAGCCCATGCTTTTTCTTCGTTAACACATGCCTTCCACATTTCATAAACTTCTGCTTCACATTCTTTTGCAATCTTAGCCATCTCTGGATCGTCATCGCCACGCATCCAATTCTTAAGAACGTGTGAACTTAATGCAAGGTGTTGACTTTCATCACGAGCAATAAGACTAATAATCTTTGCTGAGCCTTCCATTTTCTTTAGCTCACCAAATGCAAATGTACATGCAAACGAAACATAAAAACGTAATCCTTCTAAGATGTTTACGTTCATCATAGCAAGGAACATTTTTTTCTTAACGTCACGCATGGTTCCTTCTTTACGATGAATGAATGCGTCTGCCGCACCTGTAAATGCATCATAGTTTTTAGTTACACTAACTGCACGTTTAATAATTTCATCGTCATTTAAAATATGATCTAATACTTCACTTGGATTAGGATATACATTCTTCATAATGTGTGTATAACTACGTGAGTGAATAGTTTCAAAGAAGTCCCAAGTAACAATACAACCTTCTAGTTCTGGTAAAGATACATGAGGCAAGAAAGCAAGACATGGTCCTCTTCCTTGTACACTATCTAGTAGTGTTTGATACTTTAGGTTACTTGTAAAAATGTGTTTTTCTTCTGGACGAAAGTTTTGGAAGTCAGCTCTATCTTTTTGTAACGATACTTCCTCAGGACGCCAAAAGTAACCAAGCATTGTTTGGTTAAGTTTGTCAAATACAGGGAAACGAAATGTATCGTATCTCTGTGTGTTTTGATCTGCTCCGAAGAACATATGTTGCTTTGTGAAGTCTACAGCTTCACGATTAAATACTGTCTTTGCCATGTCTCTCTCTTTTTTCTCTAATAGCGTATTTATTAATATACACTAGTCTTATGTATTTGTCAAGTACTAAATTGCACAACTGTCGCAATATTCTTCGTACTCATCGTCTGTGCCGTTAAACTCCGCACGTCCAATCTGTGGTTCAAAGCCGTTAATAGGGCTTTCTAACTTAACTTCTTCTTGTTCATCTTCTAAATCGTTAGGATCAGACTTGAAGTCATAGGTGTTTTGGTAGTATGAAGTTTTCCAACCTAGCTTATATGTAGTTAACATATCTTGTAGCATTACACTCATTGGAACTTCATTGTTTTCAAAGTGTGTTGGGTTGTAACTCCAGTTACCTGAAATTGCTTGATCAAAGAACTTTTGCATTACTGCTACTATGTTAATATAGCCTTCGTTGCTAGGCATATCCCATAGCAATGTGTAATAGTTCTTTAATGACTGATACTGTGGAACAATCTGCTTAAGAGGCCCTTTTTTGCTTTTCTTAATGGACAAGAATCCTCTAGGTGGCTCAATACCGTTTGTGGCATTCGACACAATGGAACTGCTTTCCGATGGCATCTGTGCGGACAACGTTGAGTGCCTAAGTCCGTCCTTAACAATTGAAGATCTAAGAGTCTCCCAATCATATTTTAGTGTAATCTTGCATACGTCATCCAAGTCCTTTTTATATGTGTCAATGGGTAGTACTCCATCGCTATATTTAGTACGGTCAAAATATTCACACTTGCCTTTTTCTTTAGCTAGATTGTTTGACGCTTGTAACAGATAATATTGAAATGCTTCTGTTAGCTCGTGTACTTTTGTTAATGCTTTTTTGTCGCTATACTTAACTTGATTCTTAGCTAGGTAATGTGCTAGTCCAATGTAACCTACACCTAAGCTACGTCTTGCTTTAGTACTTTTCTCTGCGGCTAAAATTGGATACTTCTGATAGTCAATAATTTCATCTAATGCTCTTACTGCCATATCACACAAGTCTTCTAGTTCATCTAGATTGTTAATTTTACCTACGTTAATAGCACTAAGAATACACAATGCAATTTCACCTTCTGGATCGTCAATGTGTTGTAGTGGCTTAGTTGGTAATGTAATCTCTTGACACAAGTTACTCATGTAAACTGTGTCCTTAAATGAACTGTGTGTATTAGCATGATCAACATTCATAATATAGATACGTCCTGTTTCTGCACGTTCTTTAATTAATGCACTAAACAAGTCCATTGCTGAAATAGTTTTTGTACGTAATGTTTTGCTACGTTCATATTTTGCATACAACTCTGCAAACTTATCTTGGTCTGAATAAAATGCTTCGTATAAGTCTGGCACTTCATGTGGCGAGAACAAAGTTATATCGCCGCCGGATAATAATCTTTCATACATAGTTTTATTAAGCTGAATTGAATAATCTAACTTACGTACTCTGTTATCCTCTGTACCTTTGTTATTCTTTAGCACAAGGATGTCTTCAATTTCGTAATGCCATATTGGGAAGTGTGTAGTTGCACTACCACCACGTACACCATTTTGTGTACAACAACGTACTGTTGCTTCAAACTTCTTTAGGAATGGGACAACACCTGTGTGTGCTACTTCACCACCTCTAATTTTACTGTTTACTGCTCTAATACGTCCTGCGTTAATTCCTATTCCTGCTCTTTGTGCGGTATAACGCCCAATAGCCATATCAGAACTAAAAATGGAATTAAGGGTATCATCGCTATCAACAAGTACGCAAGAAGCAAATTGTCTAAGAGGTGTGCGGACGCCGGCCATAACGGGCGTCGGGATATTGATTTTAAAAAGGGAGGTCGCATCGTAGTATCTCCTTACATATTGCATACGTGATTGTGCTGGATATTCTGCGAACAATGTTGCCGCGATCATCATGTACATCATTTGTGGAGATTCATAAATGTCACCACTGCTTCTATCTTGTACAAGGTACTTGTCAACTACTTGACGAAGTCCTGCATACGTAAAGTTCTCATCACGTTTATGCTTAATGTATTTGTTTAATGTTGAAAGTTCGTCTTCGGTATACTTTTCTAAGATAGCTGGATCGTATACACCACGGTCAATGTTACGTTTGATTACATCAATTAAAGGAATAGGATTGTATTGGCCAAATGACTCTTTGTAGATAGGGTATAATAATAAACGTGCCGCGACAAACTGATAGTTAGGATTTTCTAATGTAATTAAATCGTTTGCACTTTTAACTAGGATTTCTTGAATCTCTGCTGTACTCATGTCGTCATAGAATTGAATGTTTGCATTCATTTCAATTTGACTACTACTAACTCCTGCTAGTCCTTCACACGCTTCTTCTACAACAAAGTGAATTTTATTGATGTCTAGTGGTACACTTGACCCATCTCTTTTTTGGATTTGGATTCCCAAGCCGTTTGTCATTCTCTATCTCCTAATCTTTAATCTTAATCTTTAATATTAATGTAAGTGTATTTATTGAAGCCGGGGCATTCGATATATGCGTTGTGATATAAATTCTGTTGGTAAATCTGCTCTTTGGCAAACCTCGTCAAATTCATAACACAATACATGGTTATCTACGAATACAGGATAAAAAAATACCTCACTTGTCTTATCTGTACTGATATGTATCTCAAAATCACTTTGGGAAAACCTATCAGTTAATTGTAAAGTATAACACACAGCTAGGCTATGTGTCAAGTCACAAATTTTATTTTGGAGTAATATCTCCCACGGACTAGGCCATGTTGCACGATCCCAAGGATCAATGCTTAATTTACAGCGTTCGTGTCTATCATAGTAGGAGATTGCGTCCTGGAAGGGCTTATTACTTGTTTCTAGTTTCTTTCTAAATCTAGACCAGTCAAAGAGCCTGCTCTCAAAATTTAATTCTTGCATTAAGTCTTATATGTAACGTTAAAGGATATTGACCCTGTATCACTAGTTGTTGTATTCTTCATCTGCACAACTATTGTTTCGTTAGTTGCATCTCCATCCTCATCAGCTAATGCTGTTTGAAATTCTAAATTAGGTCTGTATGCGTCAGTTCCTAAAAATGTAAACTCGTCTGTTGTTTGCGTAGTTCCGTCTGCAAGGTTAACAAAGATGTTTAGTACACCTTCTCTAATTGCGTTAACGGCTGTTGATTTGTATACATACGCAATTTGTACGTTTTTACTAACTTCGCCACTACACTTTAATACTCTTACAAATGTATTCTGTTGTGCTACAGGAATTCTATATGAAAACTCATTTTTAAATAATCCTGGCCCTTCAACTTCTGGTACATATTTGTAGCCTGAAATCAATGTTTGGTTATATGACAAATCTGCTGTTCTGTCAAAGAAGTCACCGTCACTGCTATTAGTTAATGCAGTACCGTCTGTAAACTTAATAATAGCAAATGAAGCATTTGAGTTTGCTCCACCATTGTTACCAACACTAGTAAATGTGTTATGTGTGCTTCTATTATAGTTACCCTTGTTAACAAATATACCGTATTCGTCAATGTCTGTAAATGTACTACTAGTAATTGTATTTTTCTGTGGACCTGTTAATTGTCCTTGAGCACCAATAGTAGTTCCTTGTCCAAATACAACACCTCTGTCTAAAGTTTTAAATGTTGTATTACTAAACGTATTTTCTTTAATATCAAAATCACTAAACACACCATATGAGTGTCCTTCGATAGTACAGTTAGTAAACGTATTATTGTTTGAACTTACTGCTGTTGATAAACTGTTTAATAGTACACCAACTTGTGTTGCTGTTACTACTGTACCTGTTGACCAAGTGCCTTTAATAGTAATATCTTCAAACGTACTGTTTCTACAACTAGTCAATGCTAGTCCTGTATTAACAGTTTGTTGTACTAGTGTAAAGCCTGACACTTTAATATCTTGTGCTTGATTAATAAATGAGCTAGTTGCATCACTGGCATATGTACCTGGAGTACTTGTGCTATTAACAGTTTCTATAATTGGAAACGCACCAGTCTGTGTAATGATTGTTCTTTCACTGCCTTCACCAACTAGTGTAGCATGTGGCGGAACTTTTAAACTGTTTGATAATGTGTAATTACCTGCTGGAAAATATAATTTTACTCTACTTGTAACACTTCCTTTTGATGCATTGTTTAGGTATAGTTGATCAATAGCTCTTTGTAAAACTGTTGTTTGATCTGAACCATCACCTAATGCACCAAACGACAATACATTTACTGTTTCGTCTAGTCTTTCTTGTAATGTTCTAGTAACTGGAGTTGTAGCAGTAGCACCTGTTTGGATTGTTTCATCCGTTGCTTTGTACTTGTATGTGTCTGCAAACGTAAACAAGTTATCATGTTGTGTAATAATCTTTGTATTACCAACTGCTGGTGCACCTTCTGATACTGAACCGTTACCAATGTAAAGTTCTCTAGCATCTACAGCCCAGCCAAACTCACCGCCAGCTAATTGCGGTATGCCAGTACCTGCATTCTTTTGTCCGCGTCTAACCTGTATACGTGAAATTTGTACAATCGCCACTATATTTCTCCTAATTTGCTATTAGTATTTATCACTTCATGGAGTCATAATATTGATATACACGGTCCCACCACTTAGATTCCCACTCCTTAAATTCGTCTGGCCATAGATCAAACTGCTGATACGTTAAGTCGCGACAGCATACAAATACATGCCCTTCTTTAATGTCTGTGCCGTATATTTCGTTATGTGCTAAGGCATAGGCTGTTAACTGCAAATAGTAATCTTCAATCCATTCTTTCTTCTTAGGCTTGTTAGATTGTTTAAAGTCCATAATACAAGGCTGGCCTTTGTATGTTCCTACAAGATCAGTCGTTCCTGCGTAGATTTGAGGGTGATAAAGCATCACTTCTGTACCCCATATAGCATCTACGTCAACCATAGCATTATCACGGATTTGTTCACCCATCTTGTTTGCTTGTTGACTGTAAGGGTTACTGCCTGGTTGTGGCCATTCGCCTTCTAGTATGTAATCCTCTAAGAACTTGTGCATACGTGTTCCAACACTAGCGGCTTCTGTTACAATCTCTTGTGCTTTCTTTTCTCCAACACGCTTACGCCATGCGTTTAAATGCGTCATATCCTTCGTTTTACTAAGGATTGTTGTAACACTTGCTACATGGTTACCATCTGGACAAGCGTACAAACGCTTGCCGTTTACGCTTTCTCTTTTTAGCTCTTTATAATCATACTGTTCGGTTATTAAACTCATTTAATTTCTTCCTCTGGCTCTAGCCATTCTGTTACAAAATTGATAACCAATGCACTCCTTACGTTGTGGTAAGGGTACGTTCCATGATTAACGTTGCCTGTCATTAGTACTGTTTTACCTGGTGTAGGTACTATCTCATTAATACTAAGGGTAAGATCTCTTTCTGCAATAATCGTGTATAACGAACCCGAATTATCGTTTGGTAGATCTAATTCTAAATCTTGTGCATACATTACTAAACTAATTAGATTAGGTTTGCCTGTATGATTATGTACACTCTGATACTCGTGTGGTTTGTAGTTGTGCAACCAGCTTTCGTCTACTGTTACTTTCTTTACGGGTATGTTATGTTCATTCATTTTATCTCTAACCCAGTTTTCCATACCTACAAAACAGTTAGGATCAATAGTACTTTGTATTCGTCTAGGATAGTCTTTAACTTCTGTAACGTGATTGTTTGCTTGTTGATGTACAACAGACCATCCGTCATAGTGTGTTTCAATTACAGCTTGATTGTATCCTGTGTATACTTTATCCATTACTTAAATTTCCTGTCTATCCACTTCTTGCCTACATATAATAATGCTATAACAATTACAATACCACCAAGTACTGTTGCTTCTAATATAATATCACCTTGACTTGAATCTATTTCAATGCCGTCCTCGCTGATTGCAATACGACATGTTTCACATGTTTCACTCATTAGGATCAAACTCCTCGTCTGGTGCAAAGTAATCAAAGTCAAAGTCAACTACCCATGTACGCCTTGGTGCTTTACAAGGATAAACTCCGTGCCACACTCTACCATCCATAATAACTGTTCTACCTGGATATGGTGCAAATTGATTGTATTCTTGTGTACCATCTGGATTAGGCATTAGTGTGTAAAGCATACCGTTGTCAGGTGACATAGTTTTATGGTCACTGTCGTTAACAGGAGTTTCATCCATAGCCATTACCATACTAATACATGCACTTCCGTGATTGTGTATTGCTTGGTATCCGCCATCACTATAGTCAACACACCAAGTCTTACTTACTTTAATAGTTTTAACAGGAATGCCGTTGCGTCTAACAACTTTCATTACCCATTCCATTAGTTGTTTCCAATCAATGTTATCAAACTTTTCTTTGTCTATAGGAGGAAAGTTTGACTGTACTGATGGTTCAAATCTTGTTTCTTTAAGAAGTTTACTGCTTGGAAAGCCTTGTTGTTCAGGTGTGTCAGGATTCATCTTATCTGACCTTACAACTTTGCCACCCCATGCAGGTAAGTTAGGAGGAGTAATATCATATTGGTAACCATTGAATGTTGTTTTAACTTTGCTTTGGTCTTCACCCCTAAACTTGTCATTTTCAAATAGCTGTAAAAACTGTTCATGGAAAGGACATCTAATATCTACTATCCATTGATTACTTGCACTCATTAATGTGCCTAGGTCCATACGTTGTGTCATAGTGGTATATCGTTCCTATCTCTGCCGTTGGTATTAATAGTAAATGTAATTCTATCTTCATCGCTGTTACTTGCTTGAGTCTTGTGTGTTAGCCAACCCGGAAATATTACAACGTCATTAGTTTGTACACTTACTTCTTTCCAGTAATCGTGTATTGTGTTAGTAGGAATACGTGAATAACCTGACCAGTTAGTTCTTAGTAACTGTTCAAACTCTATGTTACCACTTTGTGGTGGAACTTGTACGTATGCAGACACTACTACGTTTGCACTACCATGATCATGTGGTAATGTATGTGCATCTCGTTTGTGTAAATTAGTCCAACTACCTGTAGCAATAATATCTGTGTACTGTATATCCCATTCAGCTAGAGCTATTTCAATCTTTGGACGTAACCAAATCATAAAATCTCTATTACATTCCCATTCGTGAGGAGGGTTAGCATGACCTGCCGTACTCTTGCCACCATCAGCTTCTGTTTGATGTAACTGTGCTTCTGTGGATTGGTAGTCTTTAAATGCTTGTACATCAAAGCCTGGACTATAATTATATTTCCAAACTAGATTAGGTACAATAGATACTTCATTCATAGTTTCCTCCTATACATTATATAGTATACAGGAAGTGTTCTACGTTGTCAAGTGGTTTTGTTATGCAGTTGCTTTTGATGTTGCACGTTGAGCCATTTTATCTACTTCGCCGTCAGTCTTTTGACCTTTTGGTGCATCGCTAGGTGCTTCTTTCTTTGTGTAAAGAGTAATACCTTTTGAATCAAAGTTTTTAACTAATGGTTGTATCTCTGGATTCTCATCATAAATTCTTTTGAAGCCATCGTAATCAAACTGTGGCTTTTTTAAGTTCTTCATGATAGTGTTCATTGCATCAAATGAAAGATAGGCAGGCTGATTTTGAGTATCGGCACTACCTATCACATTTCTAAATACGTTTATTAAGGAAGACTTGGTGTCTGAATCGGAAGCCTCAGCTACTTTTTTGCTTGAGGTACTACCTTTTTTTTTGAATCAGTTAATAACTGAGCTAGTCTGCGTGAGCGTAAAACACTTTCTCGTTTACCTCTGTCCGCAATTTCTTCTCCGCCTGTTGCAGGTTCACTTGCTCCAAATTCATCATCTACTGGTGCTTCAGCATCGGCGTCTTGGTCAACTGTTGGTTCCATAGCTGGGTCCTCTGCAGGAGCCTCAACGTCTGTTCCCATAGTCTCTGGAGCGCCTTCGCCTGTTACGATAGCTACGCCACCTGTTAATGCTTCTCTGGTTGTTTCAAATACTGTGTAAAGATTTTCTAGTGCTGGTTTTACAGTTCCAATAAATGTTTCAGATGCTTCTGAACCCATCTCATCTCTAATTTTGTCGCCTAGTTCTAGCATACTTTCTGTTTGCATTTCTGCTGTGTCTTCCATCCAACCTGTAACACGGTCTACCATGTCTTTGGCCGCCATAACTAAAGTGGCCGCTTCTTCTGCGCCTTCATTAGTTTTCTTTTTGCCTGCAATAGCTTTTTGCAAACCTGCTGGAAGTTTCTTTTGTTTTGCTGATAAGCCTTTTGAGTCTGAATCTTTTGAATCGCCTTTTTCTTTTGCGGCTTTCTTCATTGGCTCTTTCTTGTCGCCGTCTTTGTCTAAATCTAAAAAGTCTGGTTTCGCTTCGTTAGCAGTTTCTCTTTCAAGCATCTCTTGATTGATAACGTCTAGGAACATTTTAGCTTTCTGATATGTATCACTTGAATGTACGCTTTCAAACTGTTCGCTTGTTTCAACTTGGCTTAGCTGTGTACGTAATTTATTACGTGCATCTTCTAGTTGCTCCACAGTAAATTTATCAAGAGCAATTCTTGTTCCAAAAGTTTTAGCTAGGCTTTCATTTAAAGCATTAGCTGTTAAAGGTTTTTTCAAATCGTTAAGTTTCATATCAGTTGTTCCTTACATTAATATTATTTATCATTCTTCGTTAAAGATGAACCTGTCGATTTGGTCCATATATTGAAAAGTACGGTCTTTTGCTATCTCAAACCTAGTTTCTAACGCCATTTTACGCATTTCGTCGTTCGTTTGTTCAATGCTATGCTTATGGAACAAGCTATCCATGTAATGTTTGCTTAATCCTGCATCTAAATCTAGTATTTCACTACACTTTGCATCATATCCTTTAGCACGAGCTTTTGCATAAGCAATGGCTCCACGCTTACTAAATGTTTCTGCTATTCTTGTATGTGTCTTTACGTCAAACACTAAAAATCCTTGTTTCGTCTGTCTAATCACGGTGTTCTTTATACGAACACTCTTACCCTTTGCATATGGAACATGTACCCTATTAAGGCCTTCTTCCATAATACTATCTAAATCTTCAATTATACGTTTCGAGTTCATTTGCGATCACCATTGTCATACCTTTGTTAGCAACTTTTGTTACCAACGCTTTTCTAATCAAATTCTCAATAATAAATTGTTCCCTCTGAGGAAAAGCATTGAGAGGAGTAATATGAGTCATTCTATCTAGAATTTCCTGTTCCTCATTGCTTACTTGTATTGTAAATCCCTCTAGCACTTGTTTTAGTTTCATTAACTTTTACCCATTTGTGCTATTGCATCAGCTTTTTGTTTTACTACATCGTCTAAGTCTTTTTTGTTATAGACAAACGACTGTGGTTCACCTGCTTTTGGTTTTGGATTCTTTAAGATGACTTGATCGCCTTGGACGTCATCTATATCAAATTCTTGTTCTTTGCCACCTGGCCCTGCTGTTGGCATTGCTAACTTGGCACCTTTTTTAAGTATGCTCTTTGTTATGTTAGCCTGTGCCTTGCCAATTGATTTCATTGCCGCTTTACCTGCACCTTTAGCTAGATTGGCTCCAGCTTTAGCACCTGCTTTCATTCCAGCAGTAGCAACTTTCATACCGGCCTTCGCGGCCGCTGTACCCATTTGAGCACCGACTCTACCAACTGCCGCCGCAATAGCCGGAACTACTTCAACAACCTGTTGTTCTTGTTTTGGTTTTGTAAACTCGTCTGCTCTCATTATTTAGATCTCTTTTTAAAACTCTTTTTTCTTGTAGGCTTTTTATACCTTGCTTGTGACTGTGGCTTATTTGCCCCAGCAACTCTCTTACTTAATCCACTTGCACGTTTAGTACGAGAGGATCTGACTTGCATTGTACTACCTCTTTTAGCCTTAGCACGTTTAATATTTAACGCACTTCCAACTCTTTTAGTTGCGTTACATGTTGCCGGCTTAGCAACAATACGCCCTTTACGTGTTCCGCTTGTACATCTGTATTTACGTACTAACTTGCCTTTTGTCTTGCCCCATATGCCGATAACGCCTTCTTTAATCTCTGCTATCTTCATCTTCTGCGTCCAGCTTTATTTAACGCTTGTACTCTGCGTGAAACAGGATTAACACGTTTAGTTCTGCGAGCCTTACGCATCATCTTGCCGCCTATCTTAGCTCGTAAGCGTTTCATGTTAATTCTTGCTTTAATATTAGGTGCCGCAAAACATTGCGACATCTTCTTCACTATACGTCCTTTACGAGGACCTTGGGTACAACGGTACTTGCGGACTACTTTCTTTCCAGAACGTGCCCAAATTTGTTTTTCGTCTATTGATGTGACTTCACGTATCAGCATACGTGTATTTATCTATGTAAGTAGGGAAGTGTAATTAGTTGGTAAAGTTCATTAGTATGACTACAATAGTACTAAGTAGTCCTGCAACAATGGTTCCTGTTGCACCAATTAAAACTTTAAACATAGCTTTGTTGCCATGTGTAATATCATTATGGACATGCTCTAGCTTGTCCTCAACGCTGGCTAAACGTGACTCTAAACGTATATATCGTTGTTCGCACAAATCAACGTGTGCTTCTAAGTTCTTTTTTTCTAACGGCGTTGCCATATATTTTATCCTTTAAACCCATTGCTCAAATGGTGATTAGTAAACTTTTCTGTTAGCCTAATGTGTTTATATGCGAGATGTTATATGTGCCTTTTTACTATAGTATTTATTAGCAGTTTATACGTCTTTATCTACTACTTTAAAAATAATATTAATACGCTCTGAATCTTTTGTTCTGAACGCACTATTATTTATAGTAATTGTGCTATCTAAACCAGGTATAACTGGTATTAAATCAAAGTCATCTTTTAGTGCATCAACACTTAGGGCACCTTCTTGTTCAACATCAAAACGAAACGACCATACATTATGTTTGCCCTTAAACGCTGTACCAAAGTCTTTAATATCTCTTTTTTCAACTGTGGGCTTTGTATCAAAGTATATGTTTGCTCTCATACTCATAACTTGCTGTGCTGTATTCCAGTTAGACTGTTGATTAATCAAATGACGATCTTCAGTTTTGAACTTGTTCAATCCAGTATTGGTTATGTCTACGAGTGTTTCAATGATGAATGTGTCCATGCATCTATTTATGGCCATAAAAAAAGGGCCCAGTAAAAACTGAGCCCTTTCTAAGTTTTAATTTACGTTAGTACTATTATGCACTTACGATGAATTGTCCACCTGCAGTTACAGTTGCACCAGTCGCGTCATAGTCGCCTGATCCAGCCGCCGCACCTAAGTGTCTGATTGCCGCTTGTAAAGAAGCCGCGTCCCACTGTGTGTCGTCAACTACAATGTTTAACAATCCAGCAGTACCTTCACTGTTCATTGCGATTGGGTTAATTGCTTGTGCAATTAGTTCTAATGCTTTACCAATTCCGCCTTCAGCCGCTAATGAAGCTCCTGCGTCAACTACGTAAAATCCTAAATTTGCTGTACTATATAACGTTGCGTGTGCATGTCCTAGTCCAGTTGTTCTTGCTACTCCAGCCATTTTATTTCTCCTATGTTATAAATGAGGTTTCCCTCGGCTCTAATGGCCACACACTTTTTCTCGTGTATTGTGGTTACTTTTATTTATCCGTTTTAGGAAAATGGATGGATTATCGGCTGTTTTTAGCTCTTTTTTGCAATGCTCGTAGCATTTGTATGTATCCTGGGCCTGCTTTTACGATATCGTCTATTAATTCTACTGCTGGTAGATATGCTTTAACGAATGCAGGTGACATACTTTGACCTTTCTTTGCCGCATCTAAAAACTTTTTAGTTCCCATTACGTTCTTTGCACCAACAATGTATCTGTATAGTGCTAGGTCTTGTGCAGTAGTTGGAACCATGTCTGGCTTACTTACTGTAGGTTCGTTGTCTTTTACTTTAGTATCTTCAAGGTTAGCTTTTCTTGCTAGTTCTTCAAGGTACATAATAATATCACTGTTACGAAGTTTAGCTCTTGAAGCAAGTAATAGTTTAGTTACCCATTTCTTTTTATCTGCGCCACTAAGCCTATCCCAATTAGTTACTGCTCGTCTAATTGTTTTGTAATCAGTATTAGTAATTTTACAAGCACGTTCAATTGACATAAGCATTTCACTGCCTGATGTTTTGCTTGTACCTTTTAAAGTTATTAGCCATCTGTTTAATCCCATTACAGGTAAAAATGTACTAGCTCTAACTTTCTTTGCACTTTCAAAGTCTTTGAGTTTCATCATTGCATCATCGTCTCCACTAACAAAATATATTAAGTTATAGAGATCAGTGCCATGCATCCTAAACTGTCTATAGTTTTGATTCTGTGTAGTCTTTGTTGCGTATCCTGCTACGGTACCATTGAACTCTGAAAACTTTCTTAACAGTTCTAACACTAATGTCATCAAGTAAAGACGCTCACAACAATCTGTATAACTTAATTTAGAGTTATCAGACGTGTTGCGAGTCATCCTCGCTTCGTGTAGTTCTGTTAAAAAGTTAAGTTCCATTATGCGTAATTACTTCTGCGTTCTGTGTTGCCACCATCTTTCATATACTTGTCTTTAAAGATGTTGACCATTTCTTCTTGACTCTTAGCACTTAACATTTTACCTAACAGTTCGTCTTGTGCAATGTCTAATGTAAACTCACGTTTGATTGCAGGCTTAACTGCATCAGTTGTTAACATCATTTTAAGTGTTTGTGCATGTGTAACACTAGCTTTGTATTTCTTGCCAGTTTCACTTGTTAAATGTGTAACTGGATTAGGGTTACCTCTTGAATCTAAAATCTTACCAATCTGTGTAATCATTGGCATTTGCTTAAATTCTTTATCCATATCTGCATTATCATCGTCCGCTGGGTCAAACCCTTTTTTCATGTCGGCGAAGTCGCTATCAAAATCAGATGCTTTCATGTTTACTCTCCCGTTTAATTGCTCTGTTAGCTTTACTAAATTCAGAGCGGTTTACTAATTTAATATCGCCGCCTGGGTTGGCTAATACATAGCCCTCGCCACCTGGCTTCCCTGCGATAGATGCCTTAATGTCTGTTTGTTTGCTTTCCATTTGTGTAATAATGTCGTCCTTGACTTCCATTATCCCTGAAACAGTTTGCCACATTGCCTGAAACGCCTTCATGTGCGTTTTAATATACTCAATAATTTTTGCTTGTTTCTTCTTAGATACTTTGCTAGTTGTTAACCATT